CCTTTATCTCAAACTAGCTAAGGTTGATTTAGAAATCATCTTTGGTCTAGTGGTTTTAATGGCAATTTTTGGTGTGGGGGTAACATTTTTGAAGATCGGCGCTTTGGCTTGGCGAATGGGGATTTTTGGTGTGGCAATCGGCAAGGTAATTCCCCCAACCTTCTTAGTCGTGGCAATCGGCAAGGTAATTCCCCCAACCTTCTTAGACCTGCCCCTAGTAAATCCTCCATAGGATTGATATTTCTTAATCTTGGACACCAAGTCTTGATATTGATTCAATAAACTGGCTTGTGTTAATTCATCAGCATCTGCGTACTGCTTTTCTATGTCATTAAGTTTTTCTTCGGCTAACTTAATCCAAGTATTATAATCTTTTTTGTTATATGCCACATTCATTTTGGCGTTGCGAAGTTTGTCTTTATATTCATCTTCCGTCATTGTCAGAACATCGCCTTTCTTATTCCGGTAGTAGTAAATACCATCTTTGAGTTGGGATTTTTTGCCAGAATTTTTGAACTCGTCTTTGGCTATCGCAAAGTTAGCTTCTTGTTCGGTGTCAAACTCTTTGAACTCATTACCAATTTGGACAACAGTTCTACCAGATGGTGCAGTGCCAGATTTTCCTTGTTCTTTAAGTTGATTGATCAAATTATTCTCTTGTAGTGTTTTCTGTCTTTCCTTGTATGGTTGTTCAAATCTTGTATCTTCTTGACCCATAGAATATGGTGCTACAAAATCGGTTATATTTCTTCTTGACTCTTCCCCCAACGGATTAGTATATGCTTTCATCCCCTTGGTAAGTCCTGGTACTCCCTGTTTTAATTGATCACCAAACCCGCTTGCTTTTCTAAATACCGGATCAGTTAATCGTGCAATATAGCTTAAAGCTCCTGTCATTGGTTTTAATTGAGTAATCGGTTGTGCCAAAAGTCGAGATAATTTCCAATCCTGATCTCCCTGTACCAAGTCAACAAAATTGCCTAACCCCTGAACAAAAGTCTGTCCAGACCAAAAGTTAAGTCCAGAAGTTGCTATTTTTGTCCACTTAGAAATATCATCATCAGTCAGTGCTGTTCGTGATTCAGTTTGATAATACTTAGCAGCTGCTGGTAGTCCTAACGCAAAGGCAAATGCTCCAAATGTCTGCATAGGAACCCATTTATCACCTACTTTTACAGAAAAAGGTTTCCTACCTGAAGCATAAAACAGCTCTTTTTCTTTGGGATCAACTGGTGCGTCCCATGTAGTTCTGCCTTGTAGTGCCAGATTAGCACCAGCTAGTGTTATCAATGACCCAACTGTCGCTTTTGCGGCCTGCTCACCCTTATTCCCCGCACCAACCATTGTTGAAAAACCTGCTGGTGAATACTCAATCCACTGCTTAGCTACATTCATAGGGGTTCTTATAAACGGTATAAACCACCCTAGCCCGACTTTTCTTAAATTATATGTAGCTTTTGTGACATCGTCTATCTTATTAAGTAATACTCCCTGTTGTTTGGCGTTAAGTGGTGCTCTAAATAGTGAATACTCGGCTATTTCAGATGCCTCTTTGGCTGTTGTTCCTCTTGATTTTTCACCCGACTCAATCAATTTTCTGAAAAATACATCACCCGCCTCCATTAAGTCAGAAGGAGTGTTCCACCTTCCAAGAAGTCTTGGCTTTAATCTCATCGGCTCATCAAGTCTGCCAAGTTGTCCAGGTTTTTTCATTGCTTTTACAAACCCATCAACTGCATCTGGAAGTGCTTTTAGTGTTCCAATTTCATACTTGACAGTGTCTTTGACTTTACCCTGACCCAGAAGTGTCGCTGGTCGAGTAATAAATGTTTGTTGTAGGTTAGAAACAGCATTTCTTAAATGAGTTAGGGGGTTAGAAAGCATATTGTTGTATCTGTAAGTATCAATTACATCGGAAACTCCCCAAGGGATTTTTTTGTTTATTCTATCCATTACACTCTGGATTAATGGTATCCGTTGTGCTTCTGGTAGACCTTGTGCTTTTTTCATTTGTGAAGTAATAAACTTGGCATCTGCCTCGTCTATTTTGGGCATTTGTTTGCCAAATACACCTCTTAGTGCCTTACTCACACTTCCTAATTGACTATTAGCTTTGTCTACTGTACTTTTAGCATATTTGAGCATCCCTTCTGGTGTAGTTTTTGACCACATAGCAAACGCTTGGTTATATTGACCAGCTAAAGTACCTTTTTCTGCCATTTTGTTAAAAATTTCATCCACTTCATCAAACTTACCAGCGTCTATATTTCTTCTGATAAGTTCTTGTCCCAAAGCGTTGTTTTCAGCAGTCATTTCACCACTTAGCACTCGTTTCTTTGCCTGATCGTAATTTGTCTTAACAAATTTTTCTACATCTAGTTGGGTTTTGGCTGCTTTTAGCGTTGCCTCGTTAGTGATTGGTGTGTATGTGCTTTTTAGGTTTTGAATTTCCTCCGGTAAACCTTTGGTTGTTTTGATGGTTTTACTAAATCCTCTTTCTATACCCTTTCCTGCTGGTGGTACGCTCGTTGTGAGCCATTCTGTGGCTTTTTCATCCTTAAGTGGTATTCTGATACCTTTTTGAGTAGAAACTTCAATAGGAGGCGTTGTAGCCCCTGTCTTTGGTGTTATTCCTGCCCCTTGTGTAGATTGGGGGGAGAGGGAATCAGTAACTGGGTCAACAAAGCCATCCTTTTGAAGTCGTGCTTTTCGTGCTTCCGTTGCTTGTTTGATTACATCACTTTGAGGAGTAGTTGTTTTGTATCTGGGAGAAGTTCCATATTGAGAAACAGATTCATCAATAGTTTTGTTTATGTCGTATCCTCTTTCTTTTGCTCTCGCCAAAGTTCCGTCTATTGCGTCAACTGCACCAGTTCTGGTCTGGTAAGTGCTAGTGAGAGCTTTCCCGCTTTTTGCTTCTGAAACAACCCATAGACCATCTTTATTCTTTGAAACAAATAAATCCAAACCTGCATTGTTAGGAACTGGCTTAGCACCTTCAACTTTTACAAATTCAGACCCACCACCTTCTTTGTTGACGAGAATGTGATAATCTCCCTTCCTTGCTTCATTCTTTAGAGCGTCGGAGCCAGATATATCTTTCGTGCTTAATCCTATACTCGGTGCTTCTTGTGCTATTTTAGCTTTGAATAAATCATTGTCCGAATCCCAGCCGTGAAACTTGCCGTCTTGGAATCTTAGCTCGGTTGTACCTTTGAACTTATAGTTTTTAGGCAATATGTCGGTTTTGGTCGGCATCCTGCCGTTTTTGATATAAAACTCCGCTACTTCATTTGGAACTTCTAATGTTTTACCACCTCGGTTGTATGAAAAAGCGTTTTCGCCTACCTTGACTTTACTTGGTAATTCTTTGCCCATTTTAGAGACATTTTTAGCTAGGTTTATTTTCTGCTCACCGATTTTAGCTATTGGTCTTGCAATTCTCCCTGCGCCCTCCATAGCCGTACCACCTAATATATCCATACCAGCTATCACAGCGCGCCCTTTAATGCCTCCTCCTGCGTTTTTTATGTCTTGTTGGCTCGCCATAGCCTGACCGCTTAAAACATCAGCTATGCGCCTTGTGGCGAATTGTCCGCCCTTAGAGGCAAGTAATCTAGGAACTACTTTGGAAGCTACTTTTAATGTTGCGCCCTCTATCGGCCCATAACTTGCCATTTGTGAAGAAAACTCAAATCCCTTATTAAGCGCTCTTTGAACCTCGTTACCTCTTGGCGCTAACCTTTTTAGCATATTATCTCTGAATTGGTTCTGTTGGATTTTCGATCTCTGAGGCTGAATATAGTATCCTGGTTGTAGTTTTCTGGCTGTGTCTAACCCTGTTACTGCGGTTCTTAATATGCCTTTACCTGCTTCGCGTATTCCTGCGGCACTTCCTAAGCCTTCTTTGCCTAAAACTCGCCTAGCGGATTGCAATTTAAAAGCGTCTTGTGCTAGAGATAGGGGTAAGTTTTTCGGTTGTTTTAAGTTAAGCCCAACCCGAAAATTATCGACTTGATTGCCGATCGCTCCACCTATCTTCCTGCGAGTTTCGTCAAATATATCTCTAAAAGACATTAGTAATTTCCTTTGCCTATTTTGTATAGGTTAAGTGCGTTTTCTTCCTCTGCCTCTGGTTGGTAGCCCATATATGAGCCTAGCGCCTGTCCACCTGCTTCGGGAGTTGCCATTACTTGGCTTCTCTGTGGCGTTGCGCCCATAGCTGCACCTGCTGGTTGGAATTTGATAAACTGCATTAAATCGTTTAATCCTACGTTTGATGGAGTATATCCACTTAAATCTCTAGCCTGAAACTCTGGAACATTGCTCCATCGGCTTCTGCCAGCGTTTACTTGGTCGGCTTTCCAGTTTTTAGTCTTTGATAGTACTGCGTCCCTCTGCTCTTGTAGTTGTTGTGCTCGGTTGAAAATTGAGTCTTGTGCTTCACGCTCTCTGCGTTGCTTATAAAGATTGAACTGATTTATCGTGTCTTGCTGGGATTGCTTATATTCCTGTTCAGCTTGGTTGAAGTCTCGGTATGCCCTCTCTTTGTCCTCGGCATACCTTTTCTGACCCTCTTTGTATTTGTTCTCTCCGTAAGCCTGAGACGTTCCCTGTGAGCTTTGATAGACTCTTGGGGCTACTGCGGCGTAAAATGCCTGTCGTCTTGCTGTGCCTTGTCTAAAGCCCTCTGCCAAATCCTCAAGACTGCGCGCATAATCTTTATCGTAAGACTCCCTGCTGTATTTTAGGTTCTCCATAGCTTTACTTATGTTGAACAAAACTCTCTCCTCTTGAGCTTTGGCTTCGGCTATGTCTTCTTCTTTGGCGGCTTCAGCACTTGTCTTAAAGTAATCAAAAGCCGCGTCAAGTTTGGCATTGGCCGCCTGGACATAAGCTTGGAATTGTGCGGGGTCGTTTAAGTCGTAAGCCACCCCGTCAATGACATCTATGTTAGCTTGTGCTCTTGTGCCTCCTGTACCACCCGTACCTCCTGTACCAGCCTGATTGTATGAACGATCCTTTTTTGGCTTTATCTTCGGATAGAAGGATTTTATCATTTTGTCCGCTACTTCTGTCGGATAACCCGTCGCAGGATCAACAAAGTCGTTAGCAATCATATGCTCTAAATCGGCTTGGCGCATACCAGTACCTTGCAAATAATCGTTTAGAGATATTTTTTTGGTAAAGTTCTCGTCATCGTAGTAAAAGTCCAATCCGCCATCGGCTTTGCGTCTGGCGAAGAACCCGTTAAATTCGTATAAGTTACCATCCATATTGACATCCTTTCTAATTTGTTGTATAAGTAAATTATGAAAAAGCTATATTATATTGTGTTTTTCTCTTATATGGTTTTGTTCTTCGTTCTCGGTTTGTATGTCGGTGACCACTATCACCGTAAGGCTTTTAGTCTAAGAAACTCCTGTGTGCCTAATTTCCGGACTTATTTAAAGTGGTAATGTTCTCTATTGTTCTCTAAATCCTTCCTTCTGCTCTCCAATACCAACTTAGTGTATCGTTACTAAGAAAAGATGAACAAGTGGCATATATTCTAAAGGATGATGTACTCAAATTTTGTACCCTCTGCCAACTCATACCAACCTTAGAGTGGTCAAACCATATCTGAAAATTGACTTGCGGATTGGCTGCCAGTGTCATTGGTGTAGCGATTTGCTTGTACACTGTACCTTCACCAGTTATAGAGGTAGTTAGGGCTGTTTCGTTAAAGAATATGACTCTATTCCCGACCATATAGAAGAATCCGTCAGAATAGGCAAATTGAGTTGGAAACCCTACTGGAGAATTGTGTAAACCTCCGTAAATGTTCGTCGGGTTGCCCACTAAGACATAGTCTGTGCCACCTGTGAAGTTTATAGTGGTATTCGGTGATGAATAAGAAAACGAGGTTATGTTAAAATATTTTGTTGTTGTGTCTGTTAGCTCTAAGGGCTTACCAACCCATAATCTGTCGGTAATATCTCCCGTAACGGTCATCTGAGTATTCGAGACTCTTGTTCCAGAAGCCGCAAGCAAATCCCAACCTGCCTTTAGCTTTGTAGCTAATTTGGCATCAGTAATTGCGCCAGCAGCTAGCGCTGTTCCGTCTGTCAGTCCTGAATAATGCGAGGGAACAAAAGCCATTATTATCTTGGCTCCCGATGTATGGGCAACTGCTGCTGTGCCGTCCTGCGCTCTTGTCATCGAGGTTACTGCTGTGCCGTCGATGGTGCATTTAACGATCTCCCGCTTAGCCGCAATGTTGTAATCTATAACCAACATCTGCTCACCGCTTGGTGTGCCGAAAGAGCCAGTCGAAAGTGTCATCGAACTAGCCGAGTCGGTTATGTCTGCGGCTAGTGTGTCGCTAGCAAATGCTTGTAAGGTAAAAGCCATATTTCTCCTATGTTAAGCTCTCGTATGGAGAGCCTTCCTTATAATGAATAGTAATTCCGTTGATTTTGAACTGCTCACCTGCGTTAGAGTTAGAGAAAGCAACCGACACTCTCCTGCCCTCCTCGAAGCCACAATCTATGGCAAATGAGGAGTTTTGTGCTAGGTCTGCAAACTCGGTATCAGGGTCGTATTCCTCGCCTATCGGGAAAGCTCCGATCATCATTGAACCTACGCCTATGGGCATACTCGTCGAATTTCCAAGCTGCTGACTTCCTGTGGTTGAAGTAACCTCGTCAAGCTTCACCTCGTAACTTAGAACTCCGTAGACCATTGAATAAAAGACTTCAATAAAGGCTATCCGCTTCATTAGTCCGGGGCTTCCGCAATCGGTTGATTTTGTTTCAAATTTAGCGTCAATCGCCACTCCGTCGTCATCTGTGCCACTTTCTAATTGATATATGTATGAATTAGAGGGGTCAGAGCTTCCTGCTAAAAACCTATGTGTGCCGTCAGCATCTTCCCAATCCAGAAAGCAGGATATATTTTTACCGATAATCGGCGCGCTCCAAGCATTAAGCCTTGCATCATAAACTAGAATCCTGTCGTTATATGTGCCTGTGCGATAAGAGATATATACTTTTTCCTTGTATTGCCCCATAGCTACCGTGCCACGCCCTGCCACAGCGATTGAATTGATTTCAGATTTCACTCTTGCCGATTTGGTGGTCGCCCGTATGTTCTGAAACTCCGCTACCTCTCCAAGAGAGTAAATATTGTCGTAGTTGTAGTGCCAAACGTCGTTACCCACCTGAACAGCTCCCCTGATTGACGGTGTGCCGTTTCCTTCTACCAAAAGTTCTGCCGTGTGGACAACAGAGTTATCATCGTTTAGATCAGACGAGGCAGACACTCTCCAAATATTCCGTTTGGTATATACATATAGGTGGTTTTTGACTACTCTTAAATGCTTTATCTCCTCCCCGCTCCCCGCGTCGAACATCAAAAAGCCCGCATTTTTAGGGGGTGTTGCGCTAAGATTGGTGTCAAAAGTGCCGAAGTTGCCGATAGAACCATCAGCCGAGTAGGGATTTGAGTAATATACTCTGTCCATATTGGCAGAGTTAGTCATATATAGTCGTTGGTTAAAGAAAACGATTTGATTCCCCACATTTCCGTTGGAGGTAACCTCAGTAATTGTTTCTCCGTCATCAGTATATGCTAAATTGTCAGTTCCGTTGCATCCGTATAGGTTGCCCATAGCCTGACAAAAAGCAGTTTCCAAATCTGTGGTAAACGTCATACCTGTTAGGGCTGTCTTGCTTGAAGTTGTAACGTCATACCAAGAATCACCAGAAGCGACAATAAGCTTGTTAATGTCTGCGGTGTGATATTGGAACATCCCCCTGATCGCCTCGTCAATCTCGGCGCTACAAAATTTGGTCATACCGTTGACCTTGGCTGCGCTTCCGTTGTCGTCTAAAACTACATTATATGCCCCTTGTGGGATCTCCTCATCTTCAACTTGAGAACGGCTCCCAGCATATGAGTTATAGCCACGGGAAAATGACTTAATACTAAATTTTTTCAGTTTAGCCATTATCTGTTAAATCCCAAATCAGTCCCGCTTGTGTATTGGTTTAGCGCCATAGCGGGGCCGTTAATGTTATCTCTTTGAATAGCTTTTTTAAGTGCTTCCTGATACCTGACGTAAAAACGATTGTAATTGTCTTCGTCTCTCTCTTTGGCAAGCCACCACATAGCAGTCGCTAGTAAGCAGATACAGGATATATCGGTAGTCGGCTCGACATCAGCGTCCTCTGAAGCGTCTGTGGCCTTGTCTGATGGCAAGTGAAAATATGTCAAAGTTGGGGTTGCAGACTGTTGGTTGGATTTTACTTTCTTGTTTTCAAAATCAAGCGCATATACAAAATCAGACGCAGAGTCGTCTGCGTATTTGCCTAAATCTTCTAGTTCAACTTGAGAATAGGGCTGTTTATCAGTTCCTGAATAAGAGTAAATCTGTCCCACATCGAAGGTGGGGTTATAGTCAGTAGGGAAATCGGCTTCTCCACTCGAAAAAGTCAAAGTGGCGCTTTTCTTTAAGAACTTCCACTTTTTTGTAGAATAAAACTCTCTACGAGCCTGATTGATGATCGTATCTCTTTTGGAGTTAGCCACGCTCCAATCGCTCTTTCCTGTCTGGGAGGCTACAAACTTCTTGATGTCTAATAGTGTTGCCATTTCGTATCCTTTCACTAAGTGATACGAATTGAACTATCTTTTCGGTAGCGCCTCTTTTATATGTCTCCCCGTGTCCTCTTTCGCTCTTGTCTCTTAAGGAGATATATTCCTTACCGAGTGCGCAACACTCCTCTTGTAAACCTCCTGAATCAGAGATACAGCCCTTTGCCCTTGCTAGCAACTTTACAAACTCCTTATAATTCATCGGCTCTAAGCAATCAAAGTGTTTTTTTAGTTCCTGTCCTATTGGATTTGGGTGGGCAAAGATGACAAGTTTCGAACTGTCCATCTTTTTAAGTGTCGGGATAACTTTCGATGGGTCAGTCCTGTGAACGGTTACAATGTAAAAATCCTCCTCTATCGCGTCTGGCAAAAACTCGAACAGGGTATCAATCGAGGTCTGCCCGACATATATACCGTTGCAATTTTTAACGGCTTCACGAGTGGAGCAAAACTTATAAGTAGAGATTTGGTCAATCATCATTCGGTAGCCTTCTTCCGGGTGGGGGCTGTATAGGTCGTGCGTTCTAAGTCCTGCCTCTATATGAACAACTGGAACTCCCTGTTCGTAGGCAAAAACAGCAGCCCTGAACGCTGTTCTAGTGTCGCCCTGAACGATTATCTTGTCGTATCTGTTCTTTATATCTGCCCACCTCAAAAACTCCTCTAGGTTTTCCTCTGAGCATTGACCGTCTGGTTTTATCAATCCTTGGTGTAGGTCTTTAGACTGGTTGACCTCCAAAAATTCAAAACCATCGTATTTAGTAAACGGATATAACTTTATTTCTTCGGGCCGAGTCCCGTATATGCAAAGGTTCATACTTCCTCGATCCTTATTCCTGTATCTTGCCAGGTAACTTCGCCGAATCTTTTAATGAAAGCCTCTCTGCGCTCTGCCTCAAGTGTGGGAACGTTCGCTTTGGCTAGTTCTCTTTTGCCTGCGTGTGCGTCGTGGTAGTAAAGGGGTTCGGTTACAAAGTAAGACTCTAAGCCCTTCTCCTTCATCTCGTGGTAATACCAGTCATCTTCTACCCCGTGTCCAGCGCGGTCAAAAGGATATTCTTCGGGGAACTTCTGCCCTGTGTTTCTAAAATACCCGTATTGCGTCCACGCCATTGGGAATCCCTTATAAAGCGTATTCGGCTCGGCTTTGGTGTCTGCCTCCATCTGATTAAGCGTTCCGTTCATACCTGTCTCTGCCACTCTTAGCGGGTCGTTTACGCCCACACAACCACACTCGGGGTGCTTATCTAAAATATCTTTTAGCATCTTGATTGAGCCGGGAACATATAAAATATCTCCGTCTATTAAGAAGAAGTCTTTTTTAGTTCGAGAGATTGCCATATTCCTTGCAACCGACGAGCCTTTGTTCTCGCCCATTTGGATATATGTAATCTTGTCGCCTAAATCGGCAAGGTATAATTTAGTTCCGTCTGTCGAGCCGTTATCAACTACAATCACATCAGCTTCTCTGCGAAGCCTGCGGATAGAGTCTTTTAAAACATTTAGGTTGTTCCAAGATAAAATTATAGCCTGTGCTTTTTCCATAGATATTCCTTGTTGTGATGATAGTCAAAAACTCTCCCTGCCTGTTCGTGGTGGTGTCTTAATGCCGCCGTAGGACAGACTCCGACCTTTAGCCCTGCTTCGTGGACTCTCAAGCCAAAGTCAGCATCCTCGCAGTTGTGGCTTATCATCCCCTCGGCAATATATGTATGTGTGGATGTTTCCATGCTAACCACCTCTTTTCCGCCAACTGGTTCGATTGAGGCTATTCTCAAATCGTTTTTATATATTCTGGATCTCAAGGTTGACTCCCCCCACATATTAGGAGACTGCTCCATAAGTCTTACAGGTTTTAATCTTCCTAAAAGCTCTAAGACATCTCTGCGGCAACTGATGTATAGAACCCGGATCTGCCGATTTTTCTGATAGCAGATGGTGTAATGAATCCCCATATCCTTTAGTAACTTCTTGACTTTTTTAAGAACCAGACCATCTTTTTGGCTTACAGTTACCGCTCTAAGTTTTTTTGTTTTATGTAGCGAACCCTCGCCATCGAAAATCCCCGATAGCCATCCAGATTCAAAATCCTTTTCAGGTTGCCAGACTCTTAGCGGAGTCGATATTCTGTGCCCGACCTTCAAGTCTTCCGTTCGCCTCCACTTATAGGGCATATTGCCCTTGATCTGTTTAGTGAGCCAGCGGTGGTCTAGCGTACAAACCACGCTTCGGCCATCGGACATGGTAATCTTTACGCAATCGGCTTTGCGTCTGCTAATGCCGATAACCCTTGACGATTCGTATGTGCGTTGCTTATGTTTTGGAGAATCTTCGCTGACTCCGATCAGTTCGTCACCAACGGATAGGCTGTCCAAACGTACCCAGTCTAGGCTCGCCTTGAGGATCCTTGTCTCTGGTGTTAAACAATAAATTGGTTTGAAATGCTCATCCATTAAGCCTACCTTTTCAAAGCCCTCTCTGGTGATTAGTCCATATCCAGCATAATCAGGTATGCCTTCTGGAGTGGTATTCATTGCCTCTGGTTTAACAAAACCCCCATAGCTCTCAAGCGATCCAGAGGGGTTTATTATCTTAAATACCCCATAATCGACGCCATTTAGCTGCATAAACTCGATCATATTATCGAAACAGTATGGTTCTACCTCAATGTCGTCAGCAATGCCGGGAATTGTTAAATATTCTCCTTTAGCTTTTCGTATTCCATTGTTCATCGAAGCCGAATAGCAATCACCACCTTCGGCTATGATAACCTCATACTTTATGTGAGTATTCTTTTCGATTGAGTCCAGAGTCCTTTGGAGGGACTCCGGACGGTTCCTTAGTGTTGGCACTATGACGCTAATCATTGTGCCTCCGGCGGACAAATTCCTCAAACTGAGGGCCGTACATCAGTCTGAGATACGCCTGTATATCTTCGGTGGTGGCGTGGACAGGAGGAAGCGGTGGCTTCTCCATCTCGTAGGTGGCGAGAAAAGTCCACGCCTTCATCAACTCCAAGAGAGTGAGTCCAGACTTCCCCCCGATGTAGCTCATCGGGAACTGGACAACATCGTAGCCGTCCGAGTAGAACGCCACGATTGAGTTGAAGGTGTAGGATGGGATGTTCTCCACATCCTTGATAGCGAGGATGCGCTCCACAAACCTTCGCGAGTAAGCGCGGAAGCCGTTGGAGATGTCCACGATCTCGGTCTTGGCGCCTTCTGGCTTCATCTTGCGCCCGACTTGGGTGATGATCTTGCGGTGCAGAGGCTTCTTCTCGTCGTGCCTCTGTCCCGCGATCACATCTGCCCCACAGTCAAGGAAGGGAACGATCTCCGAGAAGGTGTGGCTCTCGCAGTCGATCACGACAAACTGCTCGTAGCCTTCGGCGAGTCCATACCTCATACCTTCTAGGATGACCTTGCCATAGCCTGACTTGCACTCCAGCACCTTGACGCCCATCCTCTTGGCGATGCGCTTGGTCGAGTCCTTAGAGCCTCCGTCGCAGACGACAACATCTTCGCCAACGAGTTGCTCCAAAGTCTTGCGGATTGACTTACCTTCGTTCTTCGCGGGAACGATTACTAATCGTTTCATTTCTGCCTCCTTTGGGCTAGGATCATCCAAGTAGCTTCTACGGGTAAAAGTTGGCTCTCTACAATCTCAAAGCCAGCCTCTGCCAATAGCTCTTGGAGTTCCCATAAATAATATGTATGGTGGTGTCCATCTTCGAACTTATAATCTTTAAATCTAGGTATCTGACGCCAGTTAATCTCATCGCACCACTTGCCCTCACAAACTCCGTCAACCTCTTTGGCGGGGGTGGAGATCAATATGCTTTTCGATATTTTGGCTAGTTTTTTGAGAACTGGTAACGGGTTATAGCACAAATGCTCCAAAACATCAGTAAAGACCACACAATCGTATTCCCCCTTGATGTTGTTGGTTTCAATGTTGCGCTTCTTAAACTTTATGCCCATCTCCTCAAACATCTTTTTCGAATGTAACTCGGGCATTATGTCTATTGCGTCAACCTCAATCCCAATCTTGCGTAGGATATACGCCATAGTCCCGTAAGCACAGCCTACATCTAAGACTTTCTTGGGGTGCATTGAAGCTATCCAAGCACCGCCCAGCTCATAAATCCTCTCCCGACCTAAATCGTATTTCATCTGCATTCGGTGTCTGTCGGGGTATTTGCTTATTTTTTCAATGACTTCCCAAATTTCCATTGCTCTCCTGCCTTAAATAGTCTGTCCCAGCTTAATGCCACTCTTTGCCACGAATACCTCTTGCTATCCTCTATCATCATCTGCCTAAATCTATATTGGTAATCGGGGTTAAGGGCTTTTCTTGTAATATTTACATACTGATCCATAAGTCTTGACGGCATTTCAGTTCCCCAAGGCATCTCTCCGTTGTGGTCTCTCGGCTCTCGGGTAGTAAGTCCCCACTTAACCGTCTCCTGAAGCGCGGCGGTTGGGGTAATAACGGGTATCGCGCCACCAGCTTGAGCCTTGTAGGCGGTTATACAGTTAATCTCTGGAAACCAACAATTATGGACAACAACCCCATTAGCCACAAAACTATGGTTGTCTTCGACAGACATATCATAGACATCCTCTCTTCCACATTTTTCGATTCTCAATACTTTATGATTCCATCTGGTTATTCTTCCTTTGGCGCCTATCTTTGATTTTTCTTCTTTTGTAAGAGATTCTAAATATTTATCTTGGCCTGCTTTAACCTTTTTTGCTCTTTTGGTGGTAAATTCAACTCTTTCGGCAGGTGTCATCTTGTCCCAGAAAGATTTAGATTTTTGCGACATCATATTTGACTTGTCTGTGTCGTCTAATTTGTCCCAATACTTATCTCTCCACGCCTGAGTAGTTATTTCTTTCGCCTTTTTGCTTCGCTTCAAACCAGTAAATGTTTTCTTCCCGTGTTCTTGAGGAGACAATATCTGTAGATTTTCTGGAGTGTTATTGAAACAGTTTCCATCTATGTGGTCGATATGATGCCCTTTTGGAATTTCTCCATACTTCCACCTAGCGATATGACGATGCTCAGTTTCCCACCTTGATTCCCCAGTACTAACTTGAATTTCCATATGCTTTTTAAGAGCAACGACTGATTCGTTTATTTCCAAATCTTTGGCCTCAACCCATCCTCTCGCATAAGTCAAAACCTTGTGTTCCGGTGTCAGCCTGAGAGAAATCCCGTTATCCCAATCAATTCTGATTAACTCGGCATTTTCTTTTGTCTTCCATACCTTTTTGGCTAACTTCAGTTCGAACTTAGATTCTTTAGTGTTATAAGACCAGACAGGGAAATCTTTTTTACCGACCAGCTCCCTTATCGGTATGCCCTGAGGATATTTTGAATAATCTCTCGGCATATCAATTAGGGTGTCACCAGTTACGCAGGGGTACGCCCAGACCCCGGCACTTAAAAACTCTTTAGCTACTTGCAGGTGGCTTATCCTGCCTAATTCGGTGATACCTTCTTGTTTTAAGAGATATTGAATTTCGTCTTTGAATTGTTCATCTTGTATCGCACTCATACCGTAAAACACCGATAAAGTAGCTTCCTTTTCGTGAGCTTTGATCTCCGGCCACATTTCTAATAGTTCTTTAAGTCCTCGGTCATAACTTGACCCATAGACTATCTTATAAGGGTCTCTGGTTACTTTTTGCTTAAAATGGTCTAAATTTATCCCGTTAGAGGTTTTTATCAGTTTATCCCGCAAAGCAGGGTAGAGTGAGGCGTGAAAGCCCGACAAAACAAATATCCCGTCAACAAAGTGTTTAATCGGTAGTATCTCCTCTTGCGGTACGGTGTCGTGAAGCCATAAAAACACCTGTTTAGCCTTAAAGTTATCTTTATGATCGATAATATATTTAGGTTGTCGCCAGAAGATTAAAATATCGCACTCAACATCAGAAAAATACTCGTAGTTTTCATATTTAACCCCGTCATACTCGCCTTCATCATCGCCACAACGGTTGTAAACCAAAACCTCGTTGCCTAATTTAGCCAACTCTCTGGCCATATTTATTGTTGCCTCTTCTGATCCTCCGATACCTTTTGCCTCGGATTTTGGACTCCACTCGTCAATTGAGCTTCCGCAGTAGAAAACTATTTTATTTGTATGGTTTTTTGACATTGTTATTTACGATTATTTTATGTTGCGTTGAATACTTATCTTCTTGGAACGACCCGACTATACGAGCGAACCTAGCGTGTCCACACGACCCTGGAATTTGTTTAATCGAAAGACCCTTCTCTCTGGCGTTCATAAAGAAGTAGACATCCTCCCCACCCCCTGACGAAAGATCAATTTCAGTCCCTTTAAGGTCTAGTTTCCCATTATCATCACGTTCTAGCTTTTTGTTCATTTTTTCAAACCAAGGGGTGTCTAGCTTTACAAATACCTCCCTTTTAACCAAGCAGCAACCAAGCCCCGCCCAAACAACAGGCTTACCCTCGGTCGAGTCGCCAGGTAGCCAGTTATCATAGGTTGCTGTCCCCATATTGCCAAATCTCTCACCCTCGTAGTGCATCGGGTAGTCAATAAAAGCTATGTCAGCGTCAGCTTCGATCATCTCTTTTAAGCCACCTTCTTTAATGATCACATCGTCATCTACTAATAGAAAGTGAGTAGCAGTGGTTCTAAGGCCTGCATCTACTAGAGTATTTCTACAGTCTGGTATCGGTTCGTTATCAGTCCGTAAGATATACGGCAGTTGGTTGTTAGCTAACATTTCCTGTTCCAAAGCAACCTCGGCTTTGGTAAAAATCGTGCCTCTAGTTGGCATCAATGCGACAATTCTCATTATTCTCCTTTATATGAATACATATCTTTACAAGGTTTAAATCCTATATTCCCATAATCCCATAGTTTGTTACCACAAACACAAAACATAAATCCATCATCTCTTCGCTTCTTACATTTGTCGCACTCATCGTTTGTTTGTTTCTTATACATAAGTCAGTGCCTCCTGCACTTCGTCCCTATGTAGGCGATAAACCTCATCACCGACCTTGAGGTCGAAGTAGTTGTTATTAAACGCCTCCCTATTGGTGTGTTTTAGGCTTCTAAACTCAATATAACCATTAGAAGCCGGATATACCGGAATACGCAAAAACCCTCGATTCTTATCGAGGAGGTAAATCGGATCTTCTATGTTTACATTTTTGCCTTTCCTTGCCATATATTCCCTTGCGCTTAACTGGGGGTTGCCCCGCAAGCGGAGCAATACCCCAATCAAACATTTTAGGTTTGACCGTATCGTATGCAGACTGCGTGATCGTCTCTAAGTTTAGCTACTCCATACAGAGAGTCAGCTACGAGTTCGGTTGCCAAGGCAGGAACATCGTATTGTGCTTGTACTCTCATAGCTTTCTGAACAGCCAGACCAAATGCGCTCTTGTGGAAGAGCATTGCATAGGCGACTGAAGAAAGCGTATAAACTTGCTCTGTCTGATAAACATCTACGCCGTAGAGTTTACCGATCTTAGCAGAGATAGTAGCGTTTTTATCGCCAGCTTGACCAACGGCATCGTATCTTACGAAGTCGTCAGTATTTAGCAAATCTCTGTAACCATAAGACTCAACAATGAAAGACCTATCCTCGAATGGTGCATTCTTCGAGTTAAGTTTCCTGACAGCTTCCAATATATAAGTCTTTGACAAAGCTAAGTTTGAGGAGGTCGCACCAGCACCGACGGTTTGTGCCAACTTAGAGTAAAGTGCTCTGATGTCGGTGTCGGTGATTTTAGCGATAGATTTACCCATTTGAGTTGTGTATTTCTGACGAAGATCAATATGGGACTGAATCGCAGCCATATCCTCGATGGTAACCCTGACAACAGCGTGCTTATTGATTGTGATTGAAGATGCAGTCTCAGTGGTAGCTGATTGTGCAGCGTCAACATTTTCAACTTTGTAAGTAGCTGTGATAGACGAGAGGTTAGGAATTCGGATAACATCTCCGGCATTCTTAACATCTGAGTCATATCTGTCAACAAGGTTTGCAAGGACGAGATTGTTTTCTCGAGCTACAATTATCTCTTTGCTAAAAATCTCTGGTATAAATTGACCAGACGCAGCCATTGTTGCGGTAATATTCGTTGCCACAATGACTCCTTAAATTGTTAAATTACTCAAAACTTTCTGCTCCAAACTTTTCTAGCTGGGCTTGAATAGCATTCTGGTTCTTCACATACTCCTGGGGTGACATTTTGGCTATCTCCGCTCTTGTGAAAGTATCGGAGGATTGAACCTTAGTCTTTCCGGCAGAAGGAATTTGTGTTGTTTGACGAAGATTAGTTGATGCTTGACGCCTCTTATTATCACCAGTTGCTTCGTTCCACTCAAGAGTGGCAATTTCGGCAGCCTGGCGGTATGTATATCCATCGTCTACTAACACAGCAGCCCTCGACCTAACCATATTATTGTCCTTTACGAGAGGGAACTCTCGCTCAGCTTCATAATAATCGATAGTGCTTTGGGCGATATTGGCAGCAGACTGGTTTGCTCTCTGTTCTACCGATTGTGCAAACCTTGTTGGATCAATACCAGTTTCGTCAACACCTTCTATCTCTTGTCTTTGAACCTGCGCTTCAAGCGCCTTTTTTTGAGCGATTAACTCTCTAATTCGCTCAGAAGCCCTAGATTTTGGCTTCTCCGCTTCCTCTTCGGCAGTGTTTATCGTCTCTTCAGACGGGGTGTCAGATTCTTGAGATGTTTCCTCTGACGCTTCAGATTCTTCGGTATTTGTTTCAGGTAGCGACTCCTCGGTGGTTTCTTCCACTTCTACGCTGGTTTCTTCTTCCATTGTTCTCCTTTACGCTTTTGTACGAGGTAGCGATCTCGCTAAGGTTAATTATTAAGGGGTAAGAGGCAAGGCTTCTCACCCCTAGTCTAATCAGCCTGTTCTAATTGTTTTTTTAATCTATCGGCAACCGATGGTTGACCCTCTAAAAACATTAAAAGTTTCTTGTACGCCCGACACTCGACAATTTTGTCGTGTTCGTTATCTACCACATCAGCGACAACAGCTTTCATTGCAACATCAATCTCGTTCTCAAGTTTGTGTTTTAATTCTTTGAAGAACGGAGTTTTTAGTCCGTCCTTATAAGCCTTTGCCCGATTGTATTTTTTCGACAGTTCTTTGATGTCCATACCTTGCCTTCACTAAGTAATACAAGTTAAAGCATTCCCTTGCTCAGATCGCCGCTTCCTGCTCTTGCATAGCGGCTTGTTCCTGGGCCATCACAGCTTCCTGCTCTTGAATCATTCTTTGTGTCCACTCTTCAATATCCTTATCAAGTGCGTCTTTTAGAGTTTCCATACCGAATTTATCGAGCATTTTCTTCATCAGTTCCATCTTTAAGTTCTCGAAAGGTTGTGCAGCAAAAGTAGCGTAGAGGTTCATTACCTCTTCACGCTCTTTGTCTTTGTCGATCATCAAGGTTGATCCTGCTTCCGGCACACAATCATATGACCCTGCGATATCTTTAGGTAATACTCTGACAAATTTTTCACCTTTTTCACCGACTACTCTGATAACCTTTTTATCGGTTATGTACTGTTGGTAAAGAGAAAGAACCATATCACCTAATTCTTTGATAGCTTCTTCTAATAATTGGATTTTGTGCTTAAATCTAGCGTTGGCAGCTTCTTGAACTAAACCGATACCAGTAGCAGTCTTATTTATTCCAGATTCTGCCCCTTTCGTGTAGTCGTAAATTCCCAACGCCTGCTGTATATCAGCCTTAACAATAGAAACATCCTTTTGAGCGTTACCTGTGAGGTCAGGCGGTACGATCGGATCAACCTTCTCGTATTCGTTAGATAGGTGAACTACACCGTTTGGTCGGTAAATAAGCTCTGATTCATCAACATTTTCACCGGTGATCTTCCACATATTCATCAATATCTGGGTGCGGTTATCAATTATCTGATTCTGAATCGTATTTAAGGCGTGTTGTAGTTTAATCACAGGTTCAATCTCACCTTTACCGTAGAACTCTTGGGGGATGATTGAGTCATTTAAAGCAATAAAAGGTTTCTTCCCGTGCCAGAATGGGTTGGCTTGTTCTCTAATTATGATCTCACCCGCAGCCATTACGGTTAGACCGTCTTTATCCCACATCTCCCATATCTCAATATTATCGACTGTTTCGTCATACTCTCCAGCGTGGCCGAAAGCTAGCTCTTTTCTTTCCGTCTCTTCAGGGGACTTTTCTATCTTCGAGGTTAAGTATCTTTTAAGTCTCTTTAGGTTTTTGTAATACCCTGCGGACTCTAGTTCGTCAAAGCTCTTGTAGTAGCGGTGTATCGCCCACTGAGCGTCTTGGATGTTTCTAGCTTCTGGGTCTAAAAAGAAGTCGTACATATTGACAACTTCTAAACAAGGATCATCAAAGTCAACTGCCGTTTCAACATTGGTTATAAACTCACCATTTTCATCTAAAAGAGGTTTGCCGTCTTGACCAAACTCATAAGAAGTTACTTCTTTTTCGGTAGTTTTCCAGTAAAGTTTAACAACACCAGTCCCGTATATTAAAGCGTTTTTAATCCACGAAACTACCTTTTCAAATGCACCGTCTTTATCCCACCAATACTTAAAGAGTGCAGTGTGGATTTCAGATGAAAAATCGTCCATCGGCTCACGAGGCTTGTACTCAACAATAGGTTTCTGTGCCACCATACGGGGAACGATAGTCTCAACATTAGCCCACGAATAGGGGTTATATATCTTGGAATTGGTAAACTGCGTCTTACCAGACCCTAAATAAACTTCATCGCAATCATTAAAAACTCTAAACTTTTCTTTAGTGTTTCTAATCCCTAACGCAATCCTGGTTTTCAATATCTCGCTTTTCTTCATTTAACTCCTCACTAGGTAATACAAGCCGACAAAACTCAGGTGAGAAGTTTTGAACAAAGTTAAGTGGAAAATCAACAACTTCGGGCATTAAATCATCGGGAATATCAACTTTTTGGTCTAAAATATCACGATATTCTCTATTTTCGGGGTGGCTATTCTTATATTTATAAATTCTGGCGGCGTTTAGGTTAATTAGGTGCCTTTTGCACACTCGGTAGAAAAAACTGGTGGGTTGTACTCTATCTGGGTCATACTGATCAGCTTTAATCGTTTTCCAAATCTTTATTCTCATCTCTTGCATCAGATCATCATCGTCATAGCCAGGTATTTTAGTAGTTCGTGCTAAACTCCAGAGAACATTCTCGGTTTCGTTAAGTATTTCAATAAGTATTTGTTCGGTTAGATTATCCATAGATCGGTCTCCCTCCATATCCGGTTATGGGGTCTCCACCGGAATAGCCAATTATATTTTTTTTGGGTTTCTTGGGAGAGGCACTATTGACCGTAACGGCTAAATAGCGGAAAGAGTCAGAGGGGTGAGATGCCCAATCGTGCTTTGGATATGGTCGGTAAACTTTGTTTTTGTCATCCCACTCTCTGCGGTAACTCTTTAAGGCCGATATTCCCATCTCGCACTTCTCAGAGTCGAACCAGCACCTTGACAATATAGACCTAACAGCCTGGATGCCGTCATCTATGCTCAAATTGGGTACGACCTCGAAGTTAATACCAAAACTTTTAGCCATTTCCAATCTGGATTTGCCCGTTCCTAGTTCCTTAACTTGTATATCGTGAGGAGCGAAGTGCTTGTTATATACGTAACCTTTAGAATTTAAGTGATTTGCATAATGTTCTAACCCGACACCGCTTGAGGCGTAGTAGTCAATAATATGGATTTCTTGTCCTATGAACTGGTAAAACCAAATAGCCGTAGAATCTCCCACTCCTAAATCCCAAGCCGTGTTGACTGGAACAGAAGCGTCATAGGGGACGCTGGTTATCCTTTTTTCGGACTCTGCTTTGTTTATGTGTTCTCCATAGTAAGAACCAATCACCGGGGCGTCGAATGAACACATATATTCTTGTTCGTATTTAGCTCTGCCTTCTACCTCTCCGAACTCTCTGATTAACTCTCTGAGTTCCTGCTCTAGTTGTTCCTCCGTCAGAACTCCTGTATCTTTAGCTGTCAGCTTCTCCCGCCACCAGCTCTCCTCTTCTCCTGCGATCTCAAAGGTAGTCCTAGCGTGGTTGTCTCCTTTGGGTGTGAAGTTGAAGACTACCCTACCACCGTTAGCCAGAATGATAGGTCTGATAACAGCCCAAGTGTAAGGGTCTTGCTCAGACCACTCAGAGAGCACAAAAAGCATCGTGTTACCACCTCTTAGGGAGTCAGGAGAATCAGAGCCTCCCACACGGAAGATAGAGCCATTGATAAAGTTAATCGTCATCCGTGTATCGTTAGGCTTGCCGTCTATCACTTCCCGAGGGATAAAATCAAGGAACTTCTTGCCGTCGTTGGTCATACCTTCCCACAAGATTTCCCGCCCCATTTTTAAAGTAGGGAAGATATAGGTAATAACTTGGGGCTGTTTCATCGCCTCTCTGATGCAGAGATTAAAATCAGTCAGGTCTTTTCCTGCTCGTCTGTGCCAGACCTTGACAAACTTAGTATATTTACCGGAGTTCCAAGCGTCCCAAAAGTTCTTTTGATAAGATCGTGGAACATACCCATTGGATTCAATGAGCTTGTTTAGCTTTATCTCTTCTTCTATAGCTTGGGTGATTTGATCCATAGCCGAGGGCTGTACAGCTTGGAAGCTCCCTCGACGGCGTTGGGTCAAATTACAGTTTTTCCTTTATGATTCTAGTTATGGCTTTGTCTATGCTCGATTTCATTACGTGCAGATCGTGCTTCTCTGTAATACTTTCATTCTCGCCCGGGCCATAGCTTATTAAGTTAACAGGCTTTGACCACTCTACATTATAACCAATAGCTGTTTTTGAAACCTTAAAAGTTATGGTCTTGAGTTTCATCTATTCTCCTTTTGTTATTGTGTAGCCATTACTTTCTAAGTATTTAATCGCCCACTTCTCTTTATCTTCCTCTGTTACTTGTATGTTGTTGACTTGGACAGCTAAATTTAAGTTA